TGATCTTGATGTTCATCAAATTTAATTAATTCATTAGATACAGGATTTAAATTAGCTTTTATTCTGATTAAAGATAATGGTTTTAATTTATCAATTAAAGGACTTAAACGTTCATAGTAATCAGAATTAATACTATAGTTCTTATAAAATATATGAACAAATTGATAATCAAATAGTTTATCTTTTTTTGTTACTTTACCTTGTAAAAAAAACCATGGAAAAATATCAGACTCCATCATTAATCTTAGGTCAAGACTTTTTTCAGCATCTATATAATTATCTTCTATCCTAAGCATCTTTTGCCATTCCTTTTGGTATTGCTTGTATGTTCCAATGTATAAATCTAAAAGGTGATTTACCATGATCTACTGCAAACTCGTGTTCTAAATAACCTGGAAATATTACTATAGTTCCTGGAGTAGGTCTAAAATGTATTTTTTCATTTCCGTGCGCTAAACCATTATTAGGTTTTATAGCTAGCTTAGTAACACGTGCTCCTGTTCTTGGTTCATAAAATATTGGGTATGATGTTTTTTCATTACATTTTAAAAAGTAAAAACCTGATACATGTTGATTCCAATGTACATGTGCAGATTGATGACCACCACCTTTTTTAGCAAACTCTTGAACCCACATTTCAGAAAATATGGTAGTGTATTGTTGCATATCAAAACCACACCAATCTAAAAAATCCCAAGACTTTTGACCCACATAATTTCTTAAATCTAAAAAATCGTTGTCAGCTGTAAGGGGTGTTGAATGATATGATCTGCCAAAGTCACCATTCTTTTTTATATATTTTTTCTCTCTTTTTTTAGCTTCATTAATATATTTATCAGATGCTTTGTTTAAACTTGTTATAAACTCTGGTTTATCTTCAACCCATATTGGGGTTTTAAATAGTTCTTGTATTTTCATATTATTTATATGGATATCCGAGAGACCACATGACCAATGAATATCGTGTTCCTTTCCTTACTGGTTTAACTCTATGCCATACAAATGAAGGAAATACAATGATAGATCCTTTTGCAAGTATTTCTTTTGCTTGTTTCAAATGCTTATCTTCATCTCTTAAGGGTGGATCATAGTTTCTAAAATCAAACTCTAATTCACCACCTTCATATTCAGACCCATCTGTTAATTGAAGAGTCATAGATAGTTTTCTTATTTTACCATCTTCATTTTTATTACCTTTTTTATTATAAGGTTTATGGTAACTGTCAGCATGCCAATCATAATATTGATTAAGTTTGTATTTAGTAAATTGAATTGGCTCAGACCAATCCCATTCAAAGTTCCAACCTGCACTTTCATTTGCTAACTTTACGTAAGGTTGTATTTCTTTGTATATCCAAGTATCATTTAACCATGTAACATCAGAGTGTCTTCTTTTTTTAAGTATTGCTATCTCATCTTTATTTAAATTTTTATCTTGAAAACCACCTGTTCTAGCCATCTCTTCTTTTTTAGATAGTGCATATTCAATTATATCATCACATATTCTTGGAGGAATAGCTGATTTAAAATACCAATAATAATCATTTAAAATCATAATTTTTTAAAAACCACATTACCTGAAATTGTTTTTTGTTTAGATGATTTTAAAACCATGTGCTGTAAAAAACTAGGAAAGACAATTATCTGACCTGTCTTACATTTGGGTTTAAAAAATGAATCATACATATAATTTATATTTTTATAAAATTGTAAATAGTTTCGTAAAGGATTAATAAAAACAGTTTTACTTTCTTTTACATCCTTATAAATAATAAAAGAAAAATCACAGTCAATATGTAAATGTGGCTCTTGATGATCATTATTTACATAATTATTTTCCCAAATTTCTTTTAGATATATTTGAAAAGGATGTTTAATTTGTTCTTCTAAAATAGATCCTATCGTTTTAGTTATATACTCTACACTCTCATCATCTATGTCTGATTTTTCATCATGCGTGCTTGGTGTTTCCGATACCCAAGTTTTTTTAAATTGTTTACTTTTTAAATTAATTTTATTTAAATCTATATTAGATATCAACACAGGAATTTTAAATAACTCTATTATCACTACACGTATATGTAAGTTATAGTTTGAACAAAATTTAATGTGTCTCTTGGTTTATTATCAATGTAATATATATTATTTGAAGGGAATAAAATAAAACCATTGTTTTCAAGTTTCATATCCCAACTTCTACCTTTTCTTCTGTTATCATCGTAATAAATTCTAACATGACAATCAGACGTGCCTACACCATACAACAAAGTATAATCAGGAGAATTTTTTAAATCTACAGGATCTACGTTTAATAAAGGCTCAGTTCTTTCATTAGGTAAATACATATTAGACCAAGTGTCTTGATTAACTAAACTTATATTATAGTTAAGATAAATATGTTCTATGATATATTTATTTAATTGTTCAAATTTTTTATGATTAAGTTTAATCTTTTCACCTCTTAATATAGAAGAGAAACCAGATAAGGCTAAATCAAATCGATCAATTTCAAAGCCTTTTGGCATTGAAACATCTCCATAAATTATTGCTTGTTCACTTAATACTTTCTTTTGCATATCTATATATGTTTTAAAAACTTATATAGTATACCTTTTTATTTGTCAATCTCCAGATCCAGACTTAGAGTTTCTATTTTTTAATACCCAGCCAGTTGAATTATCTGCTTGATAAGCAGCTTCATCCCACTCATAAAGCCACGTGTGAGTGTTAGCTTCATTCTCAGCATCTTGTTCTGCTGTTATTGCAGGGGCATCACCTATTGGTGATTGCCATCTAGCCTCAGCTATATTTTGAGTCCAAGATTCATGTGGTTTTTGAGGCCAAAAAATTTGATTTGCTTCATCCCAAGTATATCCTATACCGGCATAATTACCTCTAAAAGGTGTTCCACCTAATTTATGTGTATTAGCTACTGTATTGTAAGAAGTTTGTTTCCAAAGATGTTGTGGCCAGCCGTGGACTCTTTCTAAAAAAGCTTGTCCTTTTGCTTCTGAAGCCGCATTACCATCGTCAACAGCATTGACTGTTAAAACTCTATTGTCTTCTGATATTTTTGCAAAGTGTGCCATAATTAATTTTGAAATTTATACCTTATTACTACGATTCCGCTACCGCCAGAGTTTCCAGTTGCTCCTGGAGCAGGTAATCCTACTCCTCCGCCACCACCACCAGTGTTGGCATCTCCTGCTTCACCTTGTTTTGGTTGAGGTCCTCCTGGGTGTCTATCTCCGCCTCGGCCTCCGCCGCCTTTTCCTGGGCCTCCGCCTCCGCCGCCACGTCCTGGATCTTGGTCAGTTCCTCCGCCGCCTCCTCCAGAGTAGAAGAAAGTTGAACACGCAGGTTCACCAAAAGAAGATGGTGCGATTGTTGACGAAACTCCAGTTCCACCATTACTAGCGCCATTACCAGCTCCACCGGCTCCGCCACCACATCCACCGGATGTTGGGTTTCCGTTTGAACCTGGTTGACCTTGAGGTGGACTTACAGGAGGTGTATTTCCTGCACCACCACCCGCTCCGGGAGAGGGAGCATAACCAGCTCCTCCGCCAGATCCACCGGGCATTGTAGGTAATGGAGAACCACTATGTGGATTTCCACCAGCTCCGCCGCCAGTAGATGTAATTGGACCAAAAACTGAATTTGCACCTCTTTCTGATGCTGATGGGGATGGAGTAAAACCTGCTCCTCCCGCTCCGACTGTTACCGGAAGACCACCTGTACCGATATCAGTTAAAGATGCACAAGTTGCTAATGGAGATCCTGTCCAAAGTGGAGTTGTAGATGGGTCTTGAGATTCTCTATAACCTCCGCCACCTCCGCCGCCACCTGTTGCAGGGCCTCCGGCTCCTCCGCCAGCTATTACTAAATAATCAACTTTGTTATTACCAGAATCTTTACCTTGTGATGCTACACAAAGTGTTCCATCTCCTGTGAATACATGAATTTTATAATCACCTACAGTAAAAGTAGAATTACCTCCGGTTGCTTCAACATAAGCAGGTCCTGATACTGCTGTTGATCCAAAACCTAAAACTTGATAACCGAATGATTTACCTTTACGAGGACTTGTATTTTTCTCACTCTTACCAGATCCTGCTCCAAACGAACCCGGTGTAGAATATAGGGTTTTTACATCTTTCATATCTAAATTCCTTATGCGTCGTTAGCCGCGTCAGTAGTAAAGAATAATTTAATACCTAGAACTCTAGATTCACCGGTAAAAGTATCTCCACCGTCTGCAGCTTTTCTAAATAGTTGAAAGTAAGATTGCTCACCTGCTGCAGGAGAACCCGCAACTGTCATCGCACCACTTTCAGCTGAAATTTGTTGATCTTCGACTGTTCCAATACCAGCATCTGTAACTTCTACTGCTGTTCCAAAAGCAACATCAATAGTATCGCCATCGGCACATGCAACGCCTTGTAAACCGAATATACAGTTTCCTGTGTTTGTAGTAGAAGGTGACCAATAAACTTGGTAAGTTACTGTTCCTTCATTCCATGATTTTGGCATAGCCACTGTGAATTGAGTATATTGTTGTGTACTTGCGTCAAAGTCCCATACATTTAAATCTGGTCTTGTAGCTGTTGTTTCAACTAAAGCTGCGTCTGCAGGATTTGTTGTTGGTCCATACATTGCTGCAGCGGGTACCCACATAGTTTCTTTACCAGCAATTTTTAAAGCTGAACCGTTTCCTTGTAAAACACCTGATCCTTTTGGAACAAGGTTAATACCTACGTTAGTTTCACCAGACGCTGTAAAGCTAGGATTGTTACCAGTAGCTGCGTTGGCATATGTTAATTCGTTTACTGCAGAACTTGTAGCAGTTAATAAAAATAATTCGTTTCCGTTAGTATCTAAAATAGAAGTCCCAATTTTAGGGGCAGTTAAAGTTTTGTTTGTTAAAGTTTGTGTTCCAGTAAGAGTTACATCACCATCACCAAAGCCTAAAGAAATTATATCTGGATTAGTTCCATCATTAGCTGATGCAAATACTATAGCATCACCTTTGTCTGTTGCTGCAAAAGTAAACGTAGCTCCTGAACCAGAGGCATATTTAAACTGAACTGTGTGAGATCCTGAAGTTGAATTTCTTAAAAAATAAAAAGTTTCAACATCTAAAGGGATTGTTACAATTTGGTTTCCACTAATTGTACCTGTAAACTCAATCATTCTGTGTTGAGCTGTTCCAGTAGTATTTCCATCTACAACGGTTAAAGCGGTTGTTTGTGCTCCACCAGCGATCGATTGTGTATTAAAACCACCAGTTAATTGTTCTATAAGATTTAAATTCGAGTTAGTTTTTGTTCCCCAAGTACCGGCATTTTCGCCAATTGCCATTAGTTCTATACCAAGATCCGTAAAAGTTGATGCCATAATTTTTTCTCCTTAAGCCACGTTTACGTCTGTATAAGACGTATTTCCTGTTATGTCAATATCTTTGTATGCTAATGGAGATACATTTCCAACCGCTGTTGTAGCTTCTACACCAGTTAATCCTACTACATCTGCAGGTGTTATTGCCCCTACGGACGACGTAGAAGACACTCCACTTAATCCTACAAGCATTTGATCAAGATCTATTGATCCTACAGCTGACGTTGTTGCAACGCCTGTTAATGGTACAAATTCTACAATACCAGCTATTAGTTCACCGACTCCAGCTGTTGCAGAAACTCCTGTTAATGATGCTACAGAAGTTAAGTCAAGTGTTACAGAACCTACTGCAGAAGTTGTAGCAACTCCTGTTAATCCAAATGTTAATTGAGTTGGATCTATTTCTCCAACAGAGGCAGTTGCAGAAACTCCGGTTAATGAAACTGTTGGTGATAATATAATTGTTGGTGAACCAATTGAGAATGTTGCAGAAACTCCAGTTACTCCCATAACGTCAGCAGGGTTAAGCGTAAACATGCCCCAACCATTCTCGCCGTAAGTTCCATTACTCCAGCCGTTAACACTTAAATTTGATACGATTGCATCAGGTGCAGTTAATTCTACAGTTAAACCAGAGAAACCCCAACTTTCAAAGTTCCAAGTATCTCTACCCCAACCTTGTTCATTGAAAGCTGATATAGAACCTACTGATGATGTTGTTGATACTCCAGTTACAGCTACAACAGGACTATTACTTTCTCCCCAAGGCTCTTGACCCCATTCAGATCTACCCCAACCTTGTTCAGAAGATGCAATAGGTTCACCTACAGATGAAGTTATAGATTGACCTGTTAAAGTTATTACTTCGTCATTAGCTTGACCCCAAGAACCGCCGTCGTTCCAGGTATCTGCACCCCAACCAGTTGTAATGGCTTCAGTTGTGCCCCAACGACCGGTGCTCCAGGTTGTGCCTGATTCGTTCCAAGTGTTGGCCATAAGGAAGACCTCCTTATGCTAGTCTAATGATAGCGTTTGATGCGTCTGCTGCAGGAAATTGAATTGTAAAAGTTCCGCTGGATACAGTTTTGTCACCACCAAATGCGATAACAGCACACGCTGGATCACCTGATGCGGAATCATTATAAATTAAACATCCGTTTGCTGTGAAAGATGCACTTGTGTAACTCACATCATTAAAGTCGCAAACTGCGGTTGTGCTGTCTGCAACAGGAGTTATGCTTGTAAGCGTCGCGCCACCTGCTGAGTACGCTGATCCTGATGTGTTAGAAATTTCGTTTGATGTTGAATACGCTGTTGTAGCAGCCCCTAAAGATGCAGAACTAGTGTATAAAGCTATTTTAAAAGTGTTGCCACTTGATGCAGTAAAGTTGTGAACTCCTTTTAAAAGTTCTACTTTAAAACTTGTACATACCGCCGATGATATTGCCATAATTTTTTCTCCTTATTTATGGAGACGGGGACTTAACTGGTATTCTAACTGTTCCGTCAGTATAATCGTCTCGTCTTCGTCTTCCAAGCTGCATTCCTGCAAACTGTTGTATAGCATTTTTATATTTATTTTCGTATAATGTCAACATATCTAATGGGCCTTTTAAAAATCCATATGCTTCAACCAGGCAAGCATATAAAAGTCCATTTGGAAAGTATTTACTTAGGTATGTTGAAGTCGTTGAACTAGATAATCCTAATGGAATCATATTATAATATATTCTAAACATATAACCGGCATCAGGCGTCGGGGCTAGATATATACCCCCAGATGTCGTACTAGAATCTCCCGTAGCTCCTCCAAACATAGCATAATATTTGGGAAAGCCTGTTACAGAATTTGTAGTATCTGTTGGTTTTTGTATAGTTCCAGAAGGACCAAATTTTCTGTCTACGTACTCTGATAAATACGTTTGATCTTTTTTCTCTAACCAAGTTCCATTGCCTTCTGTATTTGCTGTAGAATCAAATACTTCTATCCCTCTGATGAACAAAGCTCCTGTTGACCCTTTGGTTCCTTTACCAGGGACATTTATAGTATTATCGTTTGCAGCTAAAGTTCCTTCTGAAACATATCTAGATGAATCCATAGG